TTGGTTGACGAATTATAATGGTTTGAGTGCCACCACCAGAGTCACCAATCACACCGTTTTCATTTTCTTTCTTTTTTTTCTTTGCTCCTTGTGCTGCGTTTACGCTTATACCTAGTCCACCTAAAATATTACCTAATAAACCTGCTGCAAATGTGCTGTCTACTCTTGGTTGGTCTGGTATATCCATACCAAATAATTTATTAGGCAGCTTTATATATCCAAGAGATAAAACTAACAAGCACCATGCCAAAATAAAACCTTGAGCAACAGTAGAAATTAAAAAAGTAATTTTCTCCTGATAATCAGGTTTATCATCTTCTATTTCTTTTTTCTTTTCAACTGTTTTTTCTGCCATAATTAAGATTTATTAGTCATACTATACATAATTACCTATTTACGCAAATGCCTGAGATATACGCAGCACTTATAGGGGCAGCAGCTACTGCACTTGTTATGGTAATTTCTAATATTAGTAGTCGTAGAGAACGAGACATACGAGACATATACTTTAGACTAAACAAGTTGTCAGAAGCGGTTAGCAGAATAGAAGGCAAGATACAATAACGTGTGCTATGTTTGGAAAAACTAACAAACTATGTACAAATTACTGAAGCCTATATTATTACGCTTCCTTACTACGACAGGATGTAAGAGGTTGGTAATAGATTTATGTCGTGCATTTGTAAAACAAACCTCAAATACATTGGACGATAAAGCAGTTGACCTGCTTGAACAGCAATTGTTTCCAAAATTAAATTAATGGCTAAAGATAAATTTCTCAACATCGAAATAGAAGAACCACCTGTAGAGTTGCAGTTATCTGTAGAGATGCGTGTTAGAGAAGTTTTAAAAAGCGATGATTACGATGGAGTTAAAAGGTATTGTACACATTTAATACGGCATCAAATGAAACAAGATGTCTTTTTAGCAAGTTTATTAGGAAGAGTCGTAGAACTAGAGTGTTTATTGACCAAAAAACAATTAAGAGAAGAACGTAAAACTATGGACAGAATAAAAAAATTCTTCCATAATTAAAAAAAAAAGGAAATTTATTATGGCCTACAAAAAATCTTACGGTAAACCCAAGCCACCTAAAAAGTAGGAACGGCTTGGTAAGCTCTAGTATCTACATCCCCAAGACTAGAGCTTTATATTTCCCAGTTAAAAAGGTATATCATCATCAACGTGGTCTTGTCCTTTAAAAGATGGGCTGCCTTTAGGTTCTGGCCTTCCGGGTTGGTAATTATTATTTGCATCAAACATAGTTACCATTACTGCTGATGGATTTGGTTTGTCACCGAAGTCAGGCAACCCTGCTAAATTTACCCATCTATCAATAAGCATAAATTGTTTGCCTTCGTCATTTTCCATAATGACTCCTATGTTTTGCCAGTTTGCTTTTTTAACTCCGTCTTTCACATATTCTCGTGTCTTGACGGATAGGTTCTTTACTTTTTTTGCCATAAGGAATTTCCTGTAGTATGCGTATGCGGACAAAACCACCTAAGTAGTCTTGATCCATTGTTGAAATCACAGTATTAAACCGCTTATCATTTATTTTAAGTGCATCTGCCAAACCATCAATACCTGATTTCATTCTTGCTACAAGATTGTCACGGTCATAACTACGTCTGTCTGGTGGTATAAATGTCATTTCTAAAACTAATCTCTCTGGTATATTTTCTGTTTCTTTTTTATATTTTTTTAGTTGTTCTTTTGAAACACTATAACAATCTTTTCTGTATTGTTTTTTTGCTCTAGCTACTACTGCCCAATGCTTTCTTGCATTAGGCGAAAGATCTGTTGGTGGCCAACCTAATACAACTTCAATCATTTTCTAACCTCTTTATCTCTTCCGTAATTCGGTCATGGTTAACCTGCCAAAACTTACTATCTAAATTTTCAAACCACCATTGCCTATCTAGTTCTGCTAACTGACATTTGTATTTGGCAATCTTTAAAATAGTTTGCTCTTCCAAAGTTACTTGCTCCATAATTTAATTAATAATTCTAATTCACGAATGCGAGCTTTCGCTGCTGCAATTTTTTGTTGTGAAGTCATAAACTTTTCCTGTAAGAATCCCAGTTAAAACCAATTAATGCTCCTCCGTTTTCACGGAGTCTATCCATGACACGCTCGCCAAGATAATCAGATAATTGTTCGCTAGGAATATTTGATAATAAAATAGATGGCTTAAGTTTTTCATAGCGTTCATTAAGCACATCAAACAACAGTTGTTTTTCAAACTCTGACCCAAACTGTACACCAACTTCATCTAGTATTAATAGATCTGGTGATGCAAAAGCATTAATCACATCGCTTTCTGTTTCTTCTTTTGTTCTCCAGCTATCCTTAACTCTTCTAATTAGACGTTGTACGGTGACAAATACTGGTGACCGTTGTTGTTGCATGATACTCAACGCAATGCCTACTGCCAAATGGGTTTTACCTGTACCCACTTTGCCAACAAAGATTGCAGAACGTCCTGTTTTTATTACTTGGTCAAAGTTTTCTGCATACTCTTTTGCAAAAGCTAATGCCTTCTGTTGACCACTTGTCTTTGCTATATAGCTATCCAATGTCCGATCTTTAAATCGTTCTGGAATAGCTGCACTTCCTACCTTGGCTATCCATCTACGCTGCTCACGCTCCTGTTCACGTTGTTTGTCAGCCTTAATTTGTTCTAAAGCTTCCTTCTCCTTGCGTAACATCATACACTTTGGACACTCTGTCCAATGCTCTCCGATAAAGTTTGTTGAAGTATAGGCAACATTATGTATAGAACAAGTGCGTTCTTCTGTTGGCCTGTCTTTGTTTATAAGACTATCTAAACTCATATCTTTTGTACCCCCTCACCGTAGTTAGTTGTAGCAAATGACTTTTGTTCTTTGTTAATCCAATCGGATTTGAAACTTTGCCATCCTCGTGCTTGGCACATAACCAATGCATCCTCCAAACTAATAGAAGTTTTTTTTACTTCATTCTTTATACCTTTTAAAGCAGTTTCTGTTAATGGTGCTTTTTTGTTTTTTCTATGAACTAAGAAATCATCCCATGTTTTTTTACTTACATTACGAGGACGCTTTAGCGTCTTATTATTATATGTTTCTTGTTTAATGTTTCTTGTTTCTTGTTTCTTGTTTGGTTGAACGTCCGTTGAGCGAGCGTTTAACCTGCGTTGAACGGACGCTTGTGCTGCCCTCTTTGATTGCTCTACTTTACTCTGATATTTTTGTATTTCTTCATCTGCTCTATTAAGAGTCCACCCTTTGCCTGACTGTAAAGTAAAGTATTCTTCTAAAACAATTTGCACTTGATGTGTGTGATCCATCATTCTAATTAAACGAGCTACATCTTTTTTGTCTTCTGGCAATGGTTTCTCATGCAAGTAGTAAATGTCCATGCACCTACGATATGCTAAGTCTTCCATTGGACTTAAATGCATAGTGTGGCTCATGTAATCGCCAATATTAAAGGAGTAAAAATGCATTACTCCTCCTTGCGGTAGTTATTTAAAACTTCTTGTTTTGCTTGCTCTACACCTGCATCATCCATACCAATTGACTCTCTTAACCTTGATAAAGAATCTTTTGGTTCTGTTGATTGAGTCGCATTTGGTGTAACGTCTACCATGCCTTCATCTTCTATTCTTACAACAGAATTAATCGCATCATTTTTTGGTAGTCGTTTTGCAATGCGATGAATAACAGTTTTCTTAGCCATCTGGTCAAACCATTTAACCCAAGGACTATGTGGTGATGATGCACCTTTTGCTTGTTGTTTGCACTTATTTACATCATCCATATTCATAATTTCTATGTATTGTCCATCATTACTTGTTACAGCGATAGCATAAACACATACAGGTTTACCTCTATCACCTGTAATTAATGGCTTATGAGTTATGTGTTGTTTAGTGCCTAGCTCATAATCAAACAAATCATTTTCATAGACAACTTCCGCACATAAAGTTTTTATTAATCCGCTATTGTGCAAAACCTTAATAACTCCTTCGACCATAGGAATGTACTGTACCGATTGCCCATACTGAACTGCTGCTGCTTCTTTGCCATCCAAGTACAACCCATCTTGTGCAGCCCTCATAAAAGTTTGCATTAAACTATTTCTGTCTGCTTGAAGTAATTTCGGATTTTGATTTAGCGTTAACTTAGCAACACTAATAAACTTCCATTCGTCCATTGTTGATGGCAAAGCTTCTTTAAATTTGTCTGCCATTTTTTCTAGTGTTCCTTGCATTTGCACTAGTGGTGAAATTGATTGTGTCATTAGTTAAACTCCTTTTGGTTGATTGAAACGGAACATTCTGTATCCCTTGCGTGGATTCTGGTATGTGCCAACCATGTCTTGTGTTATCAGTTTGCCTTTATTTGGTTTAGACATACCGCAACTAATTGTTCCATTTACGGAAATAATCTTTGATGCATTTTGACTCATATCTAAGATTTGTGCTTTAATTGCATCTCTTGTTTTGCTTAATGAAGCATATTCTCTGTTGACTAAATTGTATTCATCAATCAACTTATCCATATCTTCATCAGCATTGAGAATTAAACTTGCGTCTGCTTGGTTACATAAATTTTTCATTATGTACTGTGCGTCCTTAGTGTAGTCAGGGTTTGGCTCTGTACAAGTTTGTATTTTTTGCCAGAAATTTTTAACTTTCTCTTTTAAAAGTTTGCCGATCTCTGGATCTCTTTTACTCTTAACTACCTTCATGGTGTTACCACCAACTAAGGCAACTATGTAGCCCACGTTGTAACCAGTAATTTCTAACTGATGTTGTAGCTGCAAAGCAATATGTTCTGGTGGTTCAATGTTGTCCTCGTCATGTTCAATCCAGTTCTTGCGATATGCCAATGCATCCACATTTTTTATCTCAAGGATCATGAGTTCTTCTTCACTTACAATTTTGTAATCAAAAGAACTGCCCATCCTTGTTTCTGGATTACGCATATAAACATCAAATTGCTCAACCTTAAACTTGTTGCGGTCTGCAAATTCTAAAGCTATAGAATCCTCAAGTCTGCGACCCCATGCCATGCGTTCGTTGTCATCAATGTTGACCACCACCTTATCTTTCTTCTGGTGGTAGAGTTCAAACTCTGTTTGGTATGGGTTGAGATTAAACAATGCTGATACCTCAGTTGAGGTAACATCTAGCAAACGGTTTTCTAACCATGATTGCTTATCGGTTATTGGGTAAGATACTGCGGTCATTAAAATAGTTCTCCTTGTTTTTGGATTTTAGGTAAAGAATAAACAGCATACTTTTTGCCGTCTTCTTTAACTGTTTTTGTTTGTATGTCATGCCCTGCCTTGCGAAGGTCACGGACACGAGCAGCAAGCCTAAAGCATTGAAATTTATTAAGTGCTTCTATAGGTGAAATTGAGCCACCACTTTCTAGGTAATTAAGGATGGCTCTGTTTTGTCCAGTTAATCTTTTCATAGGTCAGGACTCTCTTGAAACTTGACATAGTCTTGGTCAGGAACAATTTCCATTTTCCATTTGCCAACGCAATCTTGTCTGCGACCATATCCCCAATTGGGATTTTCTTTGTCGTATTCATAATCAGTTAGCTTGTATTCTGTTTCTTCTTCAAGGCAACCAAACTCTAAACGTTTACGGCTGCCTTCTGAAAAACAAGATGAAGGCCAGACAGTTCTGTTTATTGCCCATCTAATTTCTTTTAGCCTGTCATCAAGTGAGTACTCGCTGTTGGCATAAAGTTCGATAGTAATTTTTCTCATTGGTCTAAATAAAATTTGTACTAAGGGTGGTCTTTTTAGAAATCATTTAAAAATTCCTCTTTTAATCTTTTATAAGTGTCAGGATGACATGAAGCTAACTTGCAATAGCTAGTTTCTTTTATCATCCAATCGTGATCTAAAAGAATAGGAATCATTCTCTCGTCATCTATCATGGTTTGGAATAATGAGCCTGTCATTTGTTACCCCACATTTCTGGAGTGTGTGCGGAATAAGAAAGGCTAGACAAAAAGTCTAACCTCTCCAGTTTCTGGGTATCTGTCATTAACTAACCACCTCTAAATCTTCAATCTTTTTGAGAGATGGGCAACCTGCGAATTCACGATAAAACCGACCTTCTTTAAAGTCTTCTGACTCTTTATCTTGCTTGTCGCAATCAACTAGAGTCATGCCATCAAATGCCCAGTTTTCGCAATCTTCAATGTCGAACATAGTTACTGGTATAACTTGCCAACCTTTAAGCTTAAACATACGTTTAGCTTCTCTTACGCATCTGGTAGCGTGTACAATGTTTGGATCGTAACCAATAGACCATGTGTATTGACCGTGGCCTACCCAACAGAAAGCAATTACTTCTCTCTCTTGTTTTTTGTACTCAACTTTTTTAGTTGACTTTTTTGATTTTGTTGTCATTTGATTTTGTAAATAAAAATTTTTAAGGGATCAAATTTGAGCAGTTACCTGCTCATATACCATTGTAGCACATATGGCAACATTGGCAAAAAATTAAAAAGGGGGCGGTGTTGCCCCCAACGGTTAGAATACTAGTTTTCTAGCGTTCACTCGTACTGTCGTAACAGTTGTGGTTTGCTCGACTAAAGACAATCTGTCTTGTAGTAGTAGCTTAACCTTTTTGCTATCTAAAGATGTTCTGTCTGCTTTAGTAACGATTACTGAAAACATTGAACCTTCTTTGCAATCAATTTTTGATTTGATAGCTTTCTTCTTAAGTGCTTCAATCTTTCTGAGAATGTCAGCAGCTTGTGCCTTAAGGTGTCCATAGTCATCTGCATCTTGTGCGGTGAATTCTGGAAGTTTTGGTCTGCCCATGTTAAATAAGAATTAGAAATAGGATTAAATAAGGGAATGCAATAAAAGTCATTTTGGTTGCCCATCCTGATCTTCTTTTTTTAATTGCATGATCATGAACAACATATTGTCCAAGGCTGATAAAGATAATTCTTGACCTTTAACTACTTGATTCAGTTTTTTCTGTAAGTAGTCAAGATAATAAAACCTTGTTTCTTTATCTAGTTTTGTAGTAGTCATAAAAAAATAATGTATCTACAATTACTAGTGTAGCCGTATGTTCTACACTTGTCAAGTAATCAATTAATCATATGGATCTCTTTTCTTTAAAACTTCTACTTGTGAATCGCATCTGGGGCATGACAAATTAGTCATTACTGAAAACTCAGGATATCCACTCATGCCCTCTTCAACATCGACATCAGAACCCCAGACCAAATCGCTATCACACCACCAACACTTCATTTATTCCTCTCCAAAGATAATAGAATATGGGGTCAAATTTAAATTTAATTCCCATGCTTTTTCTAATACTTTTTTTTGTTCTGTTGCAGGGATGCAACCATGCCTTTTAGCCCATTTAGAAATTGCAGAGGGATCTTTTTGAATAGCTCTTCCCAAAGCACGAACTCCACCAAATTCTTCTATCACAACCTGTAAAGGGGTCTTTGTTGTTGATTTCATATTTACATTGTAGCCTTAAATGCAACATTTAATCAAGTAATTAGGCAAAAAAAAAGAGGGTGGTTAACCCTCTAATAATTTTTAAGAAAGAATATAATTTATATGCTCCCAAATATCTTCTGCGTACCATTCTTGTAAATGTTTAATAAGTTCGCTGTTGTTAAGTGGAAGCATTTTGTTTCTTCTTTCTTCGACTGTTTCTGGATAGACTGTTGGTTCGTTTAATTTCCAATCTTCAAACCAACCAAGAGCCATATCAATAATTTCTTCTCTTTGCTCAGAAGTGAAAGCTATGTTTTTTGCCATTACTTTGTACCTCCAAAAATAGATTCAATTTTGTCTCTGCACTCTTTTGCTTGGTCTTCGGTAATGTGTGCAGCGAATGATTCAGCCATGCTTTCACATTCTTTTTGTAGTGCTTCATCTTTTGTAGTTAAAGCTAATACTAATGCTTGATAGTATGCTTGTTGATGATTTTGAATTTTACGGATTTCCATTTTTTTAAAAATTAATTTGAATAAGAAAAAAGGTGAGATTAGCTCTCACCAATTACAAGGTTTGCTGCCTTAACTGCATTGCTGAATACTTTCATTAATGCTTGGCTTGGGTTCTTAGCGTTTTTAACTGACTTAGCCCAACTACTGATATATGCAGCATGGTTTTTAGTATTACAAGTGATTTGTAATCTATTGGCTATCAACACGCTTGAGAATTCTGCTGTCAACTCCTCAAGTCCTCGATAAGTGCGGTACTCATGTAACCATTTACGATTTAAACGGTCTTTATGTCCGCTCGCATGGCTGAATTCGTGAGCTAGTGTTGAGAGATATTCCTCATCGTTAATAAATGAAGCTCTCTCAGGCATTACTACATGATCCAATTGATCCTGATAGTATGCTTGATCACCTCCATGTATTAGGCCACCTTTAAGATCCTTAGAAAAGATCATTAATCGCTTGTGAGCTTCTTCGCATCTCTCAGAAAGTGGTCTTGCTTCCTTGTTGCATTCTGCCTTGAAATCAGCAATCGCTTTATCAAGTTTGGCTTGGCCTTTATCATCAAGTCCGACTAAGTCCTCAATGTTAAAAACTGATGCACCCTTGAAAGTTAACTTCATGTAGAAGTCAGGATTCCCTGCCTTATCTAATTTGGGTGAGCCGTCCTCATTCTTAAGATCAATTTTTAATAAATTTGGCCTTAAAATTTTTGCTGCTTTGCTTCCCTTTTTAGGAATACAATTTAGCTCTTTTTTTGCCTGACCAAATCCGCACCACATAGGGAGTGTTTGACCTCTAAGAGTCATGTACATCTGTAGGATGATTGGATTTGCACCAGTATAGGAATTACCAGTAAGGAAATTATGCTGACCCTTAGACTCTGTATTTGTCCAAGGCTTAGACCAGCAAGCATCAAGCTTATCTGAATCTAATAATTCCATGAAATCAGCTAAAATTTGGTCTTCGACCTTAACTGATGGTTTTTTAAATGTTTTTGTTGGCATTGTTTTAGTTAATTTAAAAATTAGTTAGTGAACAATTTGTTTGGTGAAGTATGAAAACTTCATAGAGGTGTTAAAACCTCTAAGAAATCATCAGGTTGTAATTAGTCAATGTAGCCTGTATAGTATTCCACTATTTCGGCACTCTCTTTTTGACCTGACTTAATAGCTCTTTTGCCTAATGTGCAATCAGTACCAGAAGCCATAAATAAATCAATAAAATGTTTTCTAAGTACTGGCTTAATGTCTCTGTAGTCAACTCCAAGAGAAAGACTAGAAAAAACTATTAAAGCTCTTTTTGCTTCGGCTTTAGTGCGGTTCTGGATTCTGTGAAAAGTACCAGTATGGCAATCCTTCCAAGTATTAAACTCGTCTGTGATTTCCTTTGTAGTGTTCCATTCTGTCGTGTAAGTCATGTGTTGTTAATTAAATTAGTAAGTGACAATCGGCTCATTGCTGAACTTATATATATATGTAGCCTATATGGCAACATATGTCAACAAATTAATTCTAAAGCGTTGCTTTTTTAGTTATATTTATATATATTTTGTATAATTTAATTTTTTTAATGGCTGTAATTTCTCAAATCACTAGAGAGTATATTCCAGTTAATGAAAACGGTTACAGAATCGGGGAATTTCATCATCAAGCTAGAATTCCTGAGTACATTATCCAAGCTATCTTAGATTTAAGAGAAACTTATAATCTCGGATACGGTACTCTCTCAACCATCTTTCAATCACACAAAATTAGGAGGGAAACTGTTGGAAAAATTTGCCGTTACGAAATCCGCTGTCAGACACCCGATAGATGGAAAACAATCTACAAAACTAGGACGGCCTACAGAGAAAGTTGATCCTATCGAAGCTGCAAGGATTTGTGAATGGATTGCTCATGGGAAAACTCTAAGGGAATATTGCCGTAAAAAAGGTAGCGTTCAATGGAGAACTATTTATAAATGGTTAGATAAAGATGAGCAGTTTCGTGCAGCCTTCGCACGGGCGAGGGATACAGGGTGTGAGATCCTCTTTGAAGAATGTTTGGAACTAATTGATACTCCACCGACTATGTGCGGCTCTGATGGCAATGAGAGGATAGATCCAGCGTTCATAAATTGGCAGAAGAACAGGGTCGAAACTAGATTTAAAATGCTTTCTAAATTTAATCCAAAGCGGTTTGGTGACCGTTTAGGAGTAGAACATGATGGAGGAATAGATTTAACTGTAGTTACTGGAGTTCCACAGTAGGGACGCAGTCAAAGATAATGTGCCATCTATCATCATCTGTGGAGTTATTCTCGGCAGAATGAAGGACTTTATTATTAATCCACCAGACCTCACCTTCCTGAAGGTTTAGTATCCAGTTGCCACTTGATAAAAAGCAATGTTTATTACTTCTAAGTACAAGATGGAATCTTTCATAGTGATTAGCATATGTTCCCTGATCAATATGTTTTTCTACTTGTTTAGTGGCCTTTAAGTTAACAATAAGAACTCTCCCTAAATCCTCCACTCCTAAGTCCTTCAAAATGGGCTGTAGCAATGGTACTAAAGCTGACTTAAGGTATTCCATACTGGGGTAGTCATAGCTTCCTGTATCCCAAAGAACGTAATAAGGACTCATCTTTAACGCACCTCGACAATAAATAGTTTCAGTATTTTTGTGGGGACTTCCACTAAATCGCTGCCTTGTTTCAATCTCCTTCCATAACTCAGGTTTGGCATCCAACAATTGGAGCAATGGTTCTACGTCTAGCCCTTCGGCTATGCATTTAAAGTGATTTGTAAGGGTCATAGTCGGTCTTTTGTGTGGCTTGTTTCCTGCGTTTTATATAAATATCTTCGGGAACTTTCTTGGCAACTGGAAGGGCAAATGTGAGGGCTAGTGCATCAGCTAAATCTGGTGACCCTGCTCCCTGTAATCTCTTCTTGATCTGATCCTTAGACTCAAGCACTCTTCTTCCTACGTTGTCATACCAATAAATGGGAGTAGCAAGTTCCTGTTTAAGGGCTATGTCGTTAGGTATTGCTCCACCTTCCTCTATCCATTGTTTCATTAGCCACCACATCTCACTTCTACGGTTGATGTATTGATCAGGTTTAGTTGCCTTACCACCGAATGGAATCTCTATAACGTCATACGATAGTTGTCTTAGTCTGTCGATCACACCACTTCCTGCCCCTGCGTCACAGAACACAGCATCAGGATCATGTTCTTCGATAAGGTTGGCAACCCTTGTAGCTAGTTCCATATTGTCAATACCACGATAGACCACAGGCTTAAAGGCTTGTCTACCCTGCCTTCTGAAGATTACAGAACGGTCATCACCAAACCTTGCAGGGTCAATGCCAAGGACTATAGGTGATAGCTTTACATGGTCTTGTTGGTATACACGTTTAGCTGCATCCTCGGTATCTGCTAGGGCTATTAACTGATCATCACCTTGTGCTGAGAAGTCGCATAGATACTCACGAGCAAAAGAAGTCTCACTCATATCACGTTTAAGACGAGTCACCTCATTTGGATGTAGGGAATCTGTATCAAATACGGTATATCTGGCTGCTGTCCAATCTTCTTCTTCTATAGCTTTGTAATACAACTCAGAGAATAAGTTGATACCACTAGGTGTACCAATGAATATCGACCACCCCAAACGGTCAGAGAGTGCTGGCTGGACTATGTCTGTCCATAACTCGTTTTTTAACTGTGCAACCTCGTCCATGACTATGCCATCTAGACGTAGACCACGCATAGCATCGGGATTATCACCACCAAATAGCCTGATTATTGCCCCATTATGTTTAAATTTTATGGATAATTCACCTTCATTTATGTCTATAGCTGATCGTTGTCTTAATGGCTCAATTTTTTGTTTTAATCTAGCCCATGCAATGGCTTTTGCCTGACGTAAGAAGGGAGCAACGTAGACAAACATGGATAATTCTTTGTCTGTCTTCATGGCTTTGTCTATTAGTTCCATGATGGCGAGTTCAGTTTTACCAGAACGTCTATGTAATGCGTAAACACTAAACCTTTTTTTGTTTATATGACATTGTCTTTGCCATTCACGAGCGGTATAGTCAAGACTTACTTGCATTAATTAGAATTACTTTCAATAATAGATATATACATTATATCCCTTATGACTAGTGTGACCGTAACTTCTGACAGTACAGCTACTGTAAACGAAAGTAGAGTGTCAAAACCTACGATTGAGCTTGTAACACTTGCTGATTGGAAGGCCAAAGCATCACCATTATTTCAAGAGCATTACGAAGAGATTGCTCGCAATAAAGAATTAATGAAACTAGATGTTAATTGGCCTTTATATGAAGCACTAGATAAAAAACAGATATTGTTTGTTTATTTAGCGATGCAAGATAACGTATGTATTGGTTATTCTCTTAACATAGTAATTAATCATTTGCACTATGCCGATTTATTTTATGCCCAGAATGACGTTTTGTTTGTCAAAAAAGAATTTAGGGGTGGACGGTTAGGTTTGCGATTGATAAAAGTTACAGAGGATCATGCAAAATCCCTTGGATGTAAACTCATGTTATGGCACGCTAAAGAAAACACCGCTTTAGCAAAATTGCTCCCAAGATTAAAATACGGTGTACAAGAAATCATGTATTCTAAGGAGATTTAAAGATGGTATTTGCAGCTTTAGGAGCAGCACTTGTTGGATATCAGGTATATTCCGGTGAGCGTCAACATAGAGAACAAAAGAAACAATTAGAGATGCAACGACAGGCCAATGCTGATGCTAAACAAAGAGCAAAAGAAGCTGCAGACCGTGCTGATATTGAGATGAATAAGGCTAATAGAAAAAGGGCTGACGTTAGTGCTATTACAAGGAAAGAAGAACAAGCAGCATTGTCAGGACCTGCTGGAACATTACTTACTGGTGTGCAAGGTGTAGACACAAAAGATTTAAACTTAGGTGGCAACACTTTATTAGGTGGATAACCAATGAAAACAAAACGTGCAGACTTGTTAACAAGGTGGGGTCATCTTAGATCTGAAAGAGCTACATGGTGGTCACATTGGCAAGAAGTAACAACTTACTTGTTACCTAGAAATGGACGTTATTTTGAACAAGATAGGAATAAAGGACATAGAAGGCATAATAGTATTTATGACAATACAGGTACAAGAGCGTTAAGAACATTAGGTGCAGGGATGATGGCAGGTGCGACATCCCCTGCAAGACCGTGGTTTAGGCTAGGAACGGCTGATCCAGAGTTAAATAGATATGCACCTGTTAAGTTATGGCTTAATGACGTAACAGAGCGTATGCAATTGGTGTTTCAGAAGTCCAATACATACCGTACATTGCATGGAGTATACGAAGAATTGGGAGCATTTGGTACAGCAGGTTCTATTGTTCTTGCTGATCCTAAAACAGCTATACATCACTACCCTGTAACAATTGGAGAATATGCAATAGCTACAGATTATCAGGGCAGAGTTAATACTTTGTATAGAGAATTTCAGAAAACAGTAGGGGAAGTGGTAAAAGAATTTGGATATAAGAAATGTTCAACGTCTGTTAAGAACTTGTACGACAGAGGTTCATTGGATCAATGGATTACCATTATTCATGCGATAGAACCAAGGGATGATAGGGAACGTGATTTTAAAAAGAAGGACAATATAAACATGGCATACAAGTCTTGTTACTTTGAGCAGGGTGGAGATGGCGAAGATGTGCTTAGAGAAAGTGGTTATAGAGAATTCCCTGCTGTTGTTCCTAGATGGGGTGTAGCAGGTGGCGATATTTATGGTAATTCACCGGGAATGGAAGCATTAGGTGATATAAAACAGCTACAACACGAACAATTGCGTAAAGCACAAGGTATTGACTACCAAACAAAGCCACCATTGCAAGTACCAAGTTATATGAAGAATAGAGATGTGGATAGTTTACCCGGTGGTGTTACGTTTATTGAAGGGCAACAAGGTAAAATTGAGACAGCATTTAACGTAAATCTTAATTTAAATCATTTGTTAGCAGACATACAGGACGTAAGGCAAAGAATAAATGGTAGTTTTTATGCTGATTTGTTCTTAATGTTGGCAAATGCTACTGATACAAGGATGACTGCAACGGAAGTAGCAGAGCGTCATGAAGAAAAACTGCTTATGTTAGGCCCTGTATTGGAGAGATTACATAATGAATTGCTTGATCCGTTAATAGATAATACGTTTAACAGGATGATTGAGTCAGATTTAATACCACCTGCACCAGAAGAATTGCAAGGAATGGAATTAAACGTAGAATTTGTGTCTATGTTGGCACAAGCACAACGTGCTATTGGTACAAATAGTATTGATAGATATGTAAATAACATGGGAATGGTAGCCCAGATGAAACCTGATGTACTTGATAAATTTGATTCTGATGCATGGGCTGATGGATACGCAGATATGTTAGGCGTAGATCCTAAATTAATAGTTGGAGGTGAACGAGTAGCTAGGATACGTCAAGAAAGAGCAGCAGCACAACAAGCAATGGCACAACAAGAAGCAGCAAATCAAGCTGTAGAAAATGCAACTAAGCTAAATAATAGTAAAACTGGTCAGCCATCTCTTATGGATGTTATGAATCAATTTAGTGGTTACAACTCACCATCACCATTAGAGGTATAAATGGATTTAATTGATTTAAAAAAAGACGCACAGCCTATTGACAGCAATGAAATGTATGACGAACCGATGTATAGCTACGGCTTGTGTATAAATTTGGGAAGGGAAGAGTTAGAGAAGTTAGGTATAGAAAAATTACCAGAAGCTGGTAGCGAGATGATGATTAAGGCTATTACTTATGTCAAAACTGTTAGAGAAAGTAAAGAGAAGGATGGTGTCGAACAAAATGTAGAGCTACAAATATGTGCAATGGGTATAGAACCTTTTGACAAAAGTGGCGATCAAGCTAAAGGATTGTACGAAAGCAAGCCAAAACCTGCACCAAAGGCAACACCTGTAGCTAAAACCTCAACTTATTTAGCATAATGAATTTTGATGACTACTTAACAGAATATTATGGATTTAATACCCAAGATAATAAATGGCAACGTATAAGTAATCAAGGAAAAAAATTGTTAAAAGATAGTTATAAAATAGATATAACAAAAAAACCAGAAGAAAATATACAATTAGCTCAGAAGTAAGGTGTGACCGTAACCCAGTTATGACTAGATATATTAGAGCATGAGTGAATACAATCCTCTCGACCTCAAGAGTCAACAAAAATCCAAAGACAATAAAAAGTCTGAGGAAAGAATTGACCGCCAAAATGAAGAGTCGGACATCAAATGGCTGATGAGCAGCAAGAGGGGTCGCAGATTAA